TTTGCGAAAAACGGGCACGGCGTGTCTTCCGGCAGTCCGTTCTCGCGGCACTTCTCGCGCCAGCGGGAAAGTATGTAAACCTTCTCGTCGATGGCCTGTTCCGTCTCGCGCTTCCAGTCCTTCCCGTCCTTGCCGTACAAGGTCTGGTAGTTCGTCGTGCCGTTGCCGAGCCGCGTGTTGTCCGCGCTTGCGTCCTTCATCACGTCCGTGTTGCCACGCTCCGCGAATAGCCATTCGGTGCGGCGCAACGCCGCAAGCGTCGCGGGGTTCTGCGGGTTGCGAACGACGTATTCCTCCAACCACTTGGCGAAAATGCGGTCTAGCACTTTCGTGACTAGCAGCGAGCGGACGGCCTGGATCTTCTTGCCGTAGGTGGTGTGGTCTAGCTTCGCGCTTGCGAAATTGTGCTGGCTCGAGTCGCACATTGCGACATTCACGGGCATTGACAGGCAGCGCGCCATTTCGGCAATCAGCGAGCGCACGAAATCGTTATACAGCGATGTCGGCTGCTCCGCTTGCAGTTGCGTGAGCTTCCACCCTTCCGGCAACGTGACAAACGCGCCGTTCTGGGCCATGAAGACGGTGTTCGGCTTGATCTCCATTGCGCACTTGCCGAGGCTTTCGTCGTTGTCGTCGAAACACTCCGGCACCTGATCCGTCGAAAGCACGCCGGAAATGGACGCGGCGTTCCTCGCGGTCGTGGTGACGGCGGAGCGGTATGCCTTCTGCTCCGCCGGAATATCCAACGCCGAGACGAAATCGGAAACGCCGCGCACCTGTTCCGGGCGTAGCGTCTCGAAGTAGTGGATCACGTTCGCCGCCTTTATCCATTCGCCCGCCCTTGTCCTGATCGTCGTCCTGTAATCTCCTGGGTGGTATTTCAGGACGCGGTATTCCGTCGGGTGGCGGTATTTGTCAAAGCGGATGCCGTCGCTCTCGTTCTCGCGCGTGATGTTCTCCGTCCATGATTCCACGCGGTCACATTCGAGCGTCGCAAGGTTCAGGGTGACGGTGTTGTCCTCGTCCACTATCGTCGGGTCGGTGTAAAAAAGGGCGAACGCCTCGCCGTCCGTCGTCTTCGCCCGGACGAGGGTTTTCAGCTTTTCCCAAAGCTCGACGCGCAACGCCCACTGGTCGAAGGCGTTGGTGATCGTGTCGCGCAGCTTCTCGGCAATCTTGCCGCGCGGGAACGAAACCGAAAGCCAGGGCCCAACAATGTCGGTCGCGTAGGTGTCTAGCATACCCCACGCGTATGGGCAATTATAGACAATGTAGCGGGCGCGGTCGCGTACAATCCTGCGGACGGACGGCGACAATGCGGCAATCATAGCCAGCGAGTCCGCCCCGCGAAACAGGGCGTTTTTCTCAGGAGTGCTCCTCGCATTGTCGAAACGGGCGCGAACGGTCGCGCCGTCGTATGTGGGTCTGCGGTGTTTTGCCATCTTCGCGTTCCTTTCATGGGCTGGGCGGCACGACGTATGCAATGCCTAACCCGGCAAGAGGGTGACGGCGGCAAGCTGCACGGTTTCGCTTGCGCAGATACTTGTCGGCGGCTATGAGTTCGGAGAGGGGGCGGTTCGTCTGGCTCAACCCCTCCACCGAAAAGGAATTGGGCGACGAAACCGCCTCCGCGAAATCGGAGTCGGTCACACCGGGCGGCGTTGCCGCGCTGCTTGTCGTGGTTTCTTCCATGTTGCGAGCCTTTCTCTACATTCGGCGCGGCGGTCAAAATCCACAAACACAAAAAGCCGATATGTATACGATTTGGCGTTTCCGTATACATATCGGCAGCAAGCTGTCAAAACGCTGGCGCGCTCTTTCAGGTGACGGCAACCACCGTGCCGCAGTTCCTGCAGATCCGCTTTTGAACCTTCCCGGTCGCTGCGTCCTTTTGGTAAACGTCGAAGTGGTGGCAACCGCAGACGGCGCACGGCCCGATTTCTCCGGCCTTGCCCGTCTCGTCCTCGCCGTAGACTTTGCGCTTGTTTCTAGCCATTGTAAACCTTCCTTTTGTTTCTTGTGCTGTGAGTTGTCTTCTGGTTCGTGCCCGTGATGTTCTCGGCTCCGGCCAACGCATAGCACATGGCGACGCAATCGCCGTAGTCGTGCGGATTCTTGGTGATCCATTTGTAGGCATAGCAGTCGCGCCCGTCCTTGCCGCGTATCTTCGTTTTCGACTTCAGCCGTTCGTTCGCAATCTGCGCGGCGAATTTGTAGTGGTTGGCCCCGCCGTCGTAAATCGACAAACCGCCCGCGCCGCCCGTTTCCGTCGCCCATGCCTTTTGCGCCTTTTCCTTGTACTCGTCCGCGTTCCATGCCAACCACTTGCGCCTCTGGTTGTCGCGGCAAAGTATGGTCGCGTTCTTCTCGTTCCTGATCCGGCTGCGGACGTTCGGGTTCCAGTTCTGCCCGGCGCGGCCCAACATGGCGACGGCCTCGATCCCAAATTCGGCCTTGACGGTCGGGACGAATTTCGTCACGGTCGGGAATTGACGCCCGCCCGCGTCGATGCCCCACTTGTCGATCTTGATTCCGAGCGCGGCAAGTTTCTCGCCCTCTGCTTTCAGGGCGGCGGTCAGCCGCTTGTCAAATTCCACGTCGTTCACGCGGTCGGGTATCTTTATCGGCGTGACGTGGTAGGCCGTGACAAACGAGGTCAGGTTTATGTCGAAAGTCAGGATCGCGGTCGTCAGGGCGTAGGCCGGATTTATGTCGGTCGCGGCGACGGTCAGCACGGTGTCGGCGGGTATCGTCTTGGCCGGGACGCCGCGCCTGATTCGTGACATTATCATGCGCGCCGTTATCTCGAACGCGAACGCGTCGCGCGGCGGCTGCATCTGATATTCGCTCATGAAGGTATCCAGTCCGTCGCGGAATAGGATGTTCATCGCGTGTTGGATTCCGCTGATCTCGGTCGCGGGGTCGAAGTTGCGCGGGTTCAAGACTTCCGCGCCGTCGTCCATTTCCTTGCGGTGCTTCCTGTAGAAACGGTTGGCCGCAATGTGCGGAACGCGGTCGGCGGCTTTCTCCGCCTGAAATATCTCCCAGTATTCCTCCCAAAAGTCCCGGACGCCCTTGCGTTCCTCTGGCGTCGCTTCCGGGTTGTGGCATTTCGGCCACGACTTCATGAGTTTGTAGGTCTTCGTCTTCCATCCCGGATCGTTGGCGAAAGTCTCGGATAGGTCGTCCGCCTCAATGGGGGTCGATGTCATTATGGCCGCGATCTTCTTGCGGTGTCCGCCCAATCCCATGAAGGTCTTTTTGATCTTCGCGGTCATTTTCGCGACCTGTCCTTCGCTCTGGGCCTTTTCGTCGTTCTGCAAGTCGTCGAAGATTATCAGGTCGGGGCGAAGTATGCCCTTCGACTTTCCACGCGCCCCCGCGTTGAAACCGACAGATTCAAGGATCGCGCCGGAAGACGGAAACGGTCGGCCCGTGCGCGGGTCGATGATCGTCGGCAGAATGATCTTGTTCGCCGATTTCTTCGCGTTGGTCGGCTTGCCGTGGAACTTCTGGGTCTTCGCCCTCTGGTATGCGCCGCCCAATTTCAGGAACGGGATCGAAATCTCCGGCCAGTCCCGGATAAATTTCGGGTTCTGGGTCATGTTGGTGAAGACGTTTTCAATGATGTCGCCCGCGTTTTCGTCGTTCGCGCCGACGGTGACGACGTAGTGGCGTTGGCCCGTTGCGGTCGTCCATTGCGCCCCGCCTTTCGTGTAGGCGGTCTTGCCGATTCCTCTGGCGATCCTGATGTGGTAGGGGATCGACGCATCGCCTATCGCCTGTTCAATGTCCCGGACAATCGGCTGCATTTCCTTCGAGGGCGGAAACTCCAGAAACGCGCCGTCGGTCGGGTCGTCGCTCGTCCCGTACTCTTTCAGGAAGTACAGGAAGTCCCGCTCGGCCCGGTGGCGGCGTTTCCAGTCCACGGCGGCAAATGCGGCGTCAAGGTCTGCGGCTATGTCGCCGTGTGACGACTTCGCCCGGCTCTTGGCTTGCCGTTCGGCGTAGGTCAAGGCGCGGGGGCGGGCTTTCTCCGGCACGATCCTGTCGAATAGTGCCGCCGCTCCTTTCAGGCCGGGTGCGTTCCGCCGGGCCGTCCGCCGTAGGAAGTCGGCGACGGCGGCGAGGTCAATCTGGAAGTCGGCGCGGGCGGGTGCGCCCGGCTGCTGCATGAGCCAGCGGAGGGTTCTGGCGGTCGCGTGTGACGATCCGCCGCTCCTCAAAACCGCCGCCGCCTCGTCTTCGGATAACAGGCGGACGGGCTTTCTCGCCGCTGTTGCGCTCATATCCCGTCAAATTCGCCTCCGCTTTCGCCGTCTGGGGACTTCATTGGCGGCACGTCTGCCGCGTTTTCGGCGACGAAATCTTGGTAAACCTTCACCATTGCGGGGTTTCCGCTCTTGGCCATCTTGATTATGGCTTGCCGCATCTCCAGTTTCGTGCGGAGTTGCCCGATCCTGTACCGCTTCTGCGCTTCCGGGCTTGCCCAAAAGTCCGCCTCGCTGATTTCCGCTATTGCGCACGTCTCGGCGGACGGCATTTCCGCCGCGCCGCAGTCCTCCAGCGTTTTCAGGGTGTCCTCGTCGAAATGTGCAGTTTTTTCGCTCATTTGCGCCTCCACGGCTTGAAATTCGGGAAATCTTTGTAATTGAAGGGGTGAATATCGTCGAAAAACGCCTTGTAGAAGTCCGCGACCTCGGTTTGGCAAGCGATCACCGTGTTCTCGGTTCTGGGGTTCGTGTTCACGTTCGCGCTTGACAGGATCGCGCCGTCGAAGCGGTCGCCGTAAAACGCCATAACCTTGGAATGGTTGCGGAACACGCCCAAACGTCCGCCGCCCTTGCGGGCAATCTCGCCCAATTCGGCGGCACACATGGCGTAGGACGCCTTTGCAATCTCGCCGCAGTAGAAGTCGAAACGCCCGACCGCGCCTTTTTCGAGCCAGTCGCCCATTTCCGAAACGTCCTCAACGCCGTAGCACCACGACGAAACGAGGCAAAAGTCGAGCCGCTGTTGCCTGACGACGTGCCGGAGGAAGGTCAAGGCGTCGCAATCGCCGCCGCTGATAACGTGGTAGGTCGTGCCGCTCTTGAAGTGCCACGGCGCGGATTCCAGCAACGCCGCCTCGGAATTGAAGCGGCGAACGTCAAAAAGCCGCTTTCCGCGCACGGTATGGCACCGCATGGCCGTCTTTCCGCCTGTTGCGGTCGGCTGCTCGGCGTCCGGCGTCGTCTGGTTTGTGTCGAATAGTGCCATTTTCGTCCAAATTTGCGGCCATTTCCGCCTAAATTTTGCCCAATTTCGCCGTAATTATGCCAGAAAACGCCCCCAAACTACCGAAAAACGCCAGAAAAACGTGACGCGAAAAACGCTCAAGACCTCGGCCTGTGGGCGCAAGAGGGGGTCGGCTGACAGTACCTTGGGGGGTGGCAACCCCTC